TACGGAGCAATTGCAATAGTGCGCCTTTTACTAAGAGTAAAGGGCAACACAAATCTGCTGCCATTGCTTTCATCGCAACAATATCCTGCTCGTCATAGCAGTGTTCAACCATCTCGATCATCACTCTATAAGCGGCATCCATAACGACTGCTGGCATGCGTTTATCAAACTTGCCATAGTCACCAGGGATAATTCTGTGCTTACCGTACTGAACTACGTGATTATAAAGGTCTTCCCAATCACTACTGGTTGGGTTGATACCAATGAAACACTCCCATTCCTTCTTATGTTTGAGTATCTCTTTGATAACAGGCATAAAGCGCATGCGAATACTCACACACTCTGCCACTGGCATTGAGCTAAAATGCCGCACTCCACCTCTGCTGTTCTTCTCGACTGCAATGGGTTCATCCTTCTTTGAGTCTGCAAAGACAACGTGGTTAAGATCACCATTCTTCCATCTTGCCTCAACCTCTTGGAACCGCTCCTGTAAGTCAGCGTCAAAGTCTCTCTTCCCTTGCTCATTCAGGGGCATCTTCTCCGTCTTTGGCCTGTGGTAGGGATAGCCTAGTGAGGTTGAAAAGTCCAGAGCTCGCATGCTTGGATCACCATCGACACAATTGATAGCCTCAGCCTGACTAAGCACCTTACAATACATCTTTGGCAATCCAGACATGAAGTCTCTCATTGCAATCTCCAAGATATCGACATCGATCCCACAACTTGATCCCAAGCAATATGTCAACCCCACGACATCGGGGTCTATTGTATTGCCCGCTCCATCTATGAACTTCTTGAGATGTGGGGCCTCCATATCTTTGAAATTTGGCTCAAAAATAGGAGACATCTCAACTCGTGAGCTCAAGCTAGAGTACCTGTCAGAAATCATAGCAATGAATTCAGCTGAGCCTTGGAGCAAGCGGAGTGGGTGCCGGAGAGGGAATGTGATAGCTTTGTATGGCACCGAAACAAGATTTCCCATGGTAGGATTGTAAGCCCCCATCATCTCTTTCTTCATCTCATGAGTGAAACACTGTATCAAACTTGTTGTCGGAGAGGAGCCACACACTATTCCGTAAAGATGATATTTGCCTCGTGTGAGTATAAAAACAGGAGAACCACTCATCCCAGGCTTCACAGGTGCCATGAAAGTTGCACCTTTTACAAT